CCATCGTTGGAGCTGGAGCCGTTGCCCGCCATCGCGTTGACGATGTTGTCCGGCGTGGTGCCGGCGAGCAGGAAACCGGACAGCTGGATCACCGTCACGGGCATCTGGTTCACGTCGATCGTCGCGGCCGGGTTGCGGTCTCCGGTGGTCTCCTCGACCTTGTTACGAGACAGCTTCCGGATGCGGGCGACCTTGAAGCGGCAGATGCCGTGGTCGACGCCGACGACGGAATTGGCGACCGAAGGCATGAGGATGCCCTCGTTCGTCTTCGGCAGGGCGAGTGGGACGTTGATCGACATGGTTCAGCTCAGCTCTGGGTGCCGACCTTGGTCCATGTGGACAACGCAAGAGTCCCCGTGTTGATGTACAGGAATGCGTTCGTGTAGTCGACGGCGAGGCTTCCGGGGATGTATCCGGCGATGCTCCCGGTAGGCACTCCGGCCCACCACGACAACGCCCGGCCTCCGGCGATCTTCATCGACTCCAACTCGTTGCGCTCATTGTGACTGGACATGGCTGCTCCTAATACTGGGTTCCGTTGTAGGTGACGGTGAACGAGCCGACGTCGGCCGTCATCGCGTCAGAACGGTCGAGATTCATGCCGAAATGGGTCCGCCCGCTCATGCGGCGGTCCGCCCACACGCTCGCCCGCATCCGCTCCTCGGCCGCGCGGAGGAAGATCGGAACCTCCTCGCCGCGGCGGTACTCCTCGGCCGCGGCCGCCTTGCACACAGCGATGATCGTGTCCGCGTGCTGCATTCCGCCTGGCGGCGCCACCGTGGCGCTCACCGCGTTCTGGAGCGCGTAGTAGCGGTACGTCAGCGTCCCGCTCGCGCTCGGAGTCGGGTAGAACGTCGCCTGAAAGATCGTCGGGACGTTCGGCGTCTCGTCCGGGCTGTCGCCGGACGTCGCCTTCGGGGTGATCATGGCGATCGTCGGGGTTCCCGTCGCCGCCGAGTCGACCGACCGGCGACGCATGAACTCCGCGTCGTTGAGCGTCTGGATGGGGCTCTTGCCGGTCGTTCCGCTCCAGAAGAACGGGCCGAGAAGCCCGCCGAACCCGTCCGGGAGGTCGTAGCTGGCCGTCGAGGCGCTCAGCGAGAGCGTCGCGGTCGGGCTCAGGAAACTCCACTCGTGCGGGGCGGTCTCGCCGTCGAGCGGCATCGGGTTGTAGAACCGTCGAAGGCCCGTGTTCACGAGCCTGTCAACCGTGTCCCGCTGCTGCATGTTCAGCGCGGTGTAGTCGCCCTGCTGGTGGAACCCGCAGAAGCGCGCCATCTCCCGGCGAAGCTCGTCAGTCGTTAGGTTGAGCGTCGACTGTGCCACGAATCAGGTATCGGCGTTCAGGCAGTCACTGCTGCGACGCCTTGGCCTTCTCGACGGCGGCGTCCCAGTCCGATCCGACGGAGTCGAACTTGGCCTTGATCTCGGCGGCCTTCTCCATCGTGACCTCGCCCTTCTTCACGAATCCGTCGATGGCCTCGATCGCGATTTCGGCAAGCCCGAACGCGAGAGCTGGGGTAAACTTCACTTGCCGCCTCCTTCGTATGTCTTGGCGAGTTCCGTCAGGCTTCCACGAGCGACCGCGAGCCAGTCCTCAAACTGGTCTCCGCCGTCGGGAAGCTGGGTGTACGCCACGTCGAGCGCTCCGCGCCCGACCTTCTCGGCCTTGTCGAGCTTCACGAGCGTCGCGTCGTCGACGATGTCGTTGGCGTGGAGGTTGAGGACGACCTTGCGGGCCGCGTTGAAGCCTTCCGCCGTCGAAGTCCAGCGAGCCGTTGGCGTCGAGCCGCAGCCAGCAAGAAACACCACCATGGCGGCCAAGCCGCACAGAGCCTTATTGAGCATTCGATGCCTCCTTGGTTGCCTTCGTGGCCTTGCTCGCGCGCTCGATGCGGGCGACACGCTCGTCGATCGGCCGGATCGCGGCCTCGACCGCCGTCTCGACCGCCGTCTGGATCGCCGACGTGAGTTCGTCCCGCGTGACGAGCCCGGCGCGGTTGCCGAGGTAGTTCATCAGCGACGGGCCTCCGACGACGGAGCCGAGGATGATGACCCACAGCATGTTCTTCGGGATGAGGAGCGCCACGTGGGTCTTGGTTGTCTGGATGCTGGGGCTGTTCATGTCGGAGCTTTCCGGCTCCTCAATGGACAACACCTTCTGATCCGTGACGTGCTTCGCGAACAATGTCGCTATTGCCCCACGTTTCGGAGCCGCGGTGACGATCGTCGCGTTCATGCTCAGCTCCCGGTTCCGGGGTTGCACTCAAACTCGCAGATGTACTCGCCGGTCACGGGGTTGTGACGGTAGTAGAACCGCTTGATGCCGGTCGTCGCGCAGGCGATCTGCGCCGTCGCCAGACAGTCGTCGATCGTGATGGGATCGGACTCCATCGCGATCTCGAAGCCGATCGCGTCGAAGATCCAGACCTCGCTGTCCTTCGACTCGCCGTCGGTGCCGGTGAACTCAATCCCCCACGGGTGGAGGATCACGTCGTCGGCGGGAAGAGGCTGGTCGACCTGGGGGAGCGGAGAGAGTGCGAGTGCCGCAACGGCGAATAGCGAAAGCAAGTGCTGACCTTTCCGGGCGAATGCCCTATCAGACGGCGCTTCTGACCTCGACGGCGATCAACTCCGCATCGCCGACCATTGTATCTGTGCCCGCGTTCGCGTCTCGGTACACCTTGAGGCGGTACAGGCTTCCGGCAACGATGCCGTCGATGTTCGTCGCCGTGATGCTCGTCACGACCGGCGTCCCGTTCGTCCCGGAGCACGTCGTCGAGCCGGTCGTCGCGGTGTCGAAGCTGTCCGCGTCGATGTCCGACGTCATCCGCTCGAACTGCACGCCCCACGTCACGTCGCCGGTCGTCGCCGACGTCGCGGACCAGTGGATCTTGACGGTCAGGCCGCTCGAGAGAAGCGAACCCTCCGGCATGATGTCCATGAACACCGCCGACTCGTCCGTCGTGTCGTCGAAGTCGAGGACGTCGATGTTGTTCCGGGTGTCGTTGGCCGCCGCGTTCGCGGACGGGGCCTTGTTGTGGACCCGCGTGAACGTCGCGTAGGTCTTCACGAGACCGGTCGTGATGTCCGTCCCGGCGTGCGTGTGGCTCGTCGCGGCGACGCCGAGCGTCGTTCGCATGTCGGCGGCCGTCGCGTCGTCGAGAAGGCCGCGGGCCGTGGACGTGATGTCGGTCACCGCGGCCGTGCCGGAACCGGTGAAGTAGGGCAGCTTGTCTGCCGCCGACGTGAGACCGGCAAGCGCAGCAAGCTCGGCGTCGTACGCCTGAACGTCGGTTCCGATCGCGACACCGAGCGTCGTCCGCGCCGCGGCGGCGTCCGAGGCTGCCGTAAGCGTCCGCGTGAACGACGAGAAGCTGGCGATCGCCATCGTCGACGCGCCGGTGAAGTACGCGATGCGGTCGCCGGCTGGCGAGAGACCGGACATCGCCGCGAGGATCGCGCTGTACGCCTGCACGTCCACGCCGATCCGAAGGCCGAGCGTCGACCTTGCCGTGCTCGCGTTCGCGTCGTCGAGGACCGTCCGGATGAACGATGTCACCGTCGTCATGGCTGCCGTCCCGCTGCCCGTGAAGTACGGCATGGAGTCGGCGGCGCTGGTCAGCGAAGCCAGCGCGGTGAGTTCCGAGTCGATTCCCTGATACCTGGCGTCGGCATCCGCACGGGTCGGGATGCTGGTCGATGCACCGACCCCGATCGCACGCTTCGTGAACGTGTCCGCCCCGGTCTGCTCGACGAGACCTGCGGTTCCGTCAAGACCGGCCAAGGCGGCCAGCGTCGCGTCGTGGGCTTGGACGTTCGTACCGATCGCGAGGCCGAGGTTCGTGCGGGACGTCGAGGCGTTCGCGACGTCGCTCAGGTTGTTCGACGCCAGAAGACCGCCGGCGCCGCCGACGCCCGGAGGGCCTTGCAGACCGGGGACTCCGACTCGAACGACGAACTCGGCCATGTCAGCGCTCCGCGTCGGCAAGGATGAACACGCGACCCGGAAGGATCGTGTGCATGAGGTCGGACGTCGACAGGCACACGTCGAACACGACCGAGAGGTCGCGCCCGGCCGTGCCGCCGGCGTCCGTGAACAGCGTGCCCATCTGGGTCTTCGTGACCTGCATCGCGATCGTCCCGGTCGCGTCGGTCACGGTCAGGCCGCTCCCCTCCGACAGGGCGAGTAGCTGGCTGCCCGCCGAGTCCTCGTGGCGGCGGAACTCGGCGGTCGCGGCATACGCGGAGAGATCCTGCGCGACGCCGTCCGCGTCCTCCACGATCATCGTGAGGGAGAACGAGTCGCCTCCGAAGACTCTCCATTCGTATCGGTCGTGGGGCATGTGAATCGGACGGCAGGCTTTGTGGGCCTGCCGTCCGTGGCAGGGGGAGAGGGGAATATCAGCCGACGAAGGTCGCGGTGCCGATGTAGTCCACCGACAGGATCTTGGTCGTGCCCGACGTCACGCATCCGACGACCGGCGTGCAGGGGAGCGCCGCCAGCGAGGTGTGAGTGATCGTCGAGACCTTGCGGCCATCGACGTAGATGTTGGAGAAGGTCGGGTAGGTCTCGACGCCGATCCGATACCAGTTGCCAGCGGTGAACGTGTACTGGTCGGTGAGGTTGGTCGAGGCCGTGTCGCCCGCTCCGAGCGCGATGACGTCCATCTTGTCGTCGGTCTGGATCAGGGCCGCGGCGCCGTGGACGGTCGCCGTGAACCCGGACGAGGTCGCGACGGTCGCGTTGGTCGCGCGAAGCTCTGCCCAACCGATGATGTAGACGCCCGCCGTCACGAAGGAGCAGTACGCCTCCATGCGGATCGGGTTGTCGGCCGCACAGAGGAAGCTCGCGCTTTCCATCTGGATGCGGCCGCCGGCAGCGGAGCCCGGCGCGACGTTCGCGATGCCGGGGTGGCCGTCGACGGTCTGGGTGAGGATCGAGACGGTTCCGCCGTTGGTGCTGCTCTCCTGGCGGAGAACGTACTTCGCCGCGAGCGACGGGTCGCCCGTGAGGCCGACCGCGAACATGTGGTCGACGTCGGTGAGGTAGTGCGCCGGATTGAGCCCCTCCGTCGGGAAGATGAGTGATGCCGTGTTCGGCTTGATGGGGTAACTCATGACTGGTCAGTCTCCGGTGGTGGGCGAGAAGGTGTAGCTGATGGCCGAGGCGCCGGTCGCGAGGACGAACTGCGAGCGCCGGTCGGTGCAGCGGAGATTCATGGTGAGGTCGACGAAGAACGACATGAGGTCGTGCTGGCCGGGGGTGTTCGGGATCTTCGTCTCGCGCAGGTAGTTGCCCGAGAGGAAGCACGGCTGGAAGTGCTTCCAGTTGATGCCGAACACCGGGTCGGCCGCGCTCGTGTCGAGGAACGGGACGTACGTCACCGGGATTCGCCGGAACATGACGCTGCCGTCCTTCGACGCGATGTCGTTGCCGAGGTTGTCGTTCTGCTGGGTGAGCGCGTACTCGAGCGCCGAGATGACGTCGTAGTTCGTGTAGTAGCCCATGTCCATGCCGGTCGCGTACGGGACCATGCCCGCCTGCGGCAAGGACTTGAAGTTGCACTTCACGGCCGCCTCGCGCCACCGGGTGATGAGGTTCGTCGCCGCCGACGTGTTGTCGATCGTCGAGTACCGCGCCGACCAGTTGCGCCACCGCGTGTAGATCGACGGGTTGAGGCCCCCGACCGTGGTGAAGCCGCTGGGGACCGCGCTCGTGAACGCGCCCGTGCCGTCGGAGGCCGAGTTGTCGTAGACGATCCAGTTGCCGACGCCCCAGACGTTCTCGTCCGTCGCGCTCGACGCCGCGGACCAGAACTGCTGTTCGAGGTGCTCGCCGAGCGAGACCCACGCCGACGCACGCCGCGTCTTGATGAGGTCGAAGATCGCCTCGGAATCGGAGTTCATCAAGATTTCCTTGATGTCGACGGCCCAGTTGGTCGTGGTGTGTCGCCACGGCAACTCCGCCTGCTTCATCACGTCGGTGACGTTGACGTTGTCGGTCGCGTACAGCCCGGTCTGGCGCGCCGCGCCGCCGTGCTTGACCATCACGTTGTACTGGATGCCCTTGCCGCCCTGGAACGAGACCTTCTGCTTATTGAGGAGGTTCGGAAGGGCGACCATCTCCTGGAGACTCGACGAGATGTCGGTCCACTTGCCCCGGCCGAGGTCGTTCAGCGTGCCGAGCACGAGGTCGGGGATGTCTGCTGCTTGAAGAATCGGCATGTCAATGCCCTTTCAGTTTGGTTGGTCACGAACCCTTCGTACGCACGAACTCCCGGACGAAACGTCGGGCCTTTTCGTCGCCCGGAACATCGTCGCGAGACGGCCGCGCCGTCGGTCGGTTCATGAACTGCTTTTGCCTGTTTGCGACGGGCGCCCGCGATGCCTCGGCGATCTCGTCGCCGAACTCCATGCGGACCGCGCGTCTGACTAGCTCCGCTACGGGCGGAACCGCCTTGCCCTGCGCCTTGAGCCCGGCGCTGAGCGTCGCGACGGCGTCCTTCACCCGCATTCGGTTGCGGGCGTGCTCGCTGTCCGGCTGGACCCAGCGGTCCTCGCCGAACACGGACGTCGCCTTCTCCGCGAGAATCAGGTCGTCGGTCGCATCGGGACTGCGTCCGACCCTCTCCTCCAGCGCGCGGAGCTGCGCCCTCAAAGCCGCGATCTCGGACTGGCCGTGCGGCTCGTCGGCGACCCGTTCGCCGGAATCCGCTTCGGCAGCCTTCGGTTCCGGCTGCTTGATGCTGTTGATGATCTTCTGTGCGAAGCCGCCCTTCGCGATCGACGCGGCCTCCTCGGCCGTGAACCCGCGACCAACCAGCGCCGCGATGTCGGCGGACGACTCCTCGGGGACGTCGTTCTCCTGCGCCGGCACCTCCGACTCCTCGTTGCCGGGGGAGTCGAAGTCGAGCGACTCGGCCATCGCCTTGTCGGCGCTGGTCGGGGCGTTCTCCGGAAGGAGCGCGTCGGTCTTCGTCGGGGTCGTGTCGGGGAGCGTGTCCAGTTCGTCAGCCATATCCTGCCCTGTCCGTGAGGCCGAGCGCCCTGAGCGCGCTCCGCCGGTGTGCGTGACTCTCGAAGATCGCCCGACCGTCGGGCGTGAAGTTCAGGTTGCAGCCCTTCGCGCGGGCCTGCGACATCGCGTCGGGGATCTCGTCAGGATGGCACCCGGCGGAGTCCGACGTCATCGGCCACTTCGCCCCGCAGAAGGCGTTGCCGCGCGATCGCGCCGGTGTCATGTCCCGCTCGAGACGGACGCCTTCGTGGACGATGAACCCGCCCTTCTGGCGGCGCTCCATCTCCGCGACGCTCATGAACAGCTCGACGAGCGCTCCCTGCGGATCCCTGTATGCGTACAGCGGCATGGTTCGCTTATCGGCGAACGCCGGATCAGCACTTCTTTCCGCCCTTCTTCGGTCGCTTCTTCATGTGGTCCTCCTTTCCGGTCAACGGGCCATCATCGCGGACTGCTGCGGGGTCGGAGAACCGCCCGCGAGCACCTGCCCCATCACGTTGTCGCGCGCCGAGCGCGTTCCTCCGGTCGGGACGCTCTTCCGAACGTAGTTCCTCGTCGTCACCGGCGGCTTCGCCGGAGCGCCTTCCGGCGATCCGACCGGCGATTCGGAGCCCGGCATCGCCGGGTTCTGCGGGAGCGGCTTCAACAACGCGCCGATCTCGTCGGTGCCGCTCAGTTGGGCGACGTTGTCCAGCATCGACTTCACGTCCACCATGAGGCCCTGCTGCTGGATCGACGCGGCGCCCGGAAGGATGATCTTCTCCCATGCGTTCACGAGCGCGCGGAGACGCTGCGAGTTGCCCTGGTCCTGCATCGACACCGGGCGGATGTCGAGGTTCATCTCCATCCACGCCGACTCGGAACGGTCCTTCGGGCGAACCTCGACGGGGATCTCGATGCCGCTGTTCCCGAGCGGCTTCATGATCTTGTAGACCGTCGCGGGGTCGTAGTAGACCCACGACGCGAGGCTCTCGACGACGCCCTTCGTGAACGACACCATCGAAGCCTGCATGTCCTCGATCGTCTGCGAGGCGCTCGCGCGGAGAAGCTCCTCCTGACCGAGCGTGTCGCCGGCCTGCCCGAGGCCGCCCTGCGAGTCGAGGTTTCCGGCCATGTAGCTGAACTTGTCTGCGAGGACGAGCCCGAAGTTCAGGGTCGCTGGCTCGACGCCTCCGAACTTCATCTCTTTCGTCGACGCCGGGTCGTCGACCCTGAGCGACTCTCCGTCGTTGGCGTTGGTGATGCGATCGGCGTCCTTTTCGGCACCCGCCCTCGTGACGGTGATGGTCTTCTGCCGTCCGGCCTGCGCCATCAGCTTCCGGTAGGTCGAGTTCAGCGCTTCGTTGAGGTCTTGGAGGCTCGCGATCGGCGGGAGCCGCATGAGCCCCTTGCCCTTGCCGAACGTCAGGCAGTGGTACGGACCGACCTCGGGGCCGTCCCAGTCAACCTCGCGCACCGGGTCGCCAGCGGGAAGGCCGTCCTCGGCACAGACGTAGGTCAGCACCACACCGTCGCGCGGAACCCACACGTCCCACAGGCGGATCTTGTCGAACGCCTCGCGCTGGTCGTCCCATCCCTGCGCGATCCGGGGGATGTCGAACGCCTGCTCGTTGCCCTTCTCGTCGTAGGGAGACATCTGGTCGTGGTTGGGCCTGATCGACTTCGAGAACAGCTTGCTCTCGCGGGCCTCGTCGAACGGGAGGACGTAGCGGTTCCCGACGAAGTCCATCGCCTCCCAGCGGTTCGCGCTCATGTCGAGCACGAGGTCGTCGAGGTCGACCGAGTCGGCGAACGGGTAGCCCGCGTCGTGCCGGTATCCGGCCGCCTCGCCTAGGCGCTTCTCCGTGATCCCGACCTTCATCACCCCGAGCGACGACATGATCGCGTCGCTCGCCACCTCGGCCAGCGAGTCCTTCAGCTCGATCTCGCGGACGACGTCGGACATCACGAGCGAGAAGTTCCTCGCCAGCGGCTTGACCGACGTGTTCCTCGCCCCGACGACGACGCTCGGGTTGCGGGCGACGAGGTTCCGCAGCCAGATGCGGTGCGTCAGCTCCAGCATGTTCATCGGCTGGCGCTTGCGGACGGCGTCCTGGTTCCAGTGCGCCCCGTACATCACGCGCAGCGTCGCGATCCGCTTGCGCCGGTATGGCTCCATGACGCCGCGGGACCATCCGATCGCATTGCAGAGACGCTTGTGATCCATGTGCTACCAGTCTTCGGCCTCCCGCGCCGCCAGCTCCCTCTCGTGCGCCATCCTGCGGAGAAGGAACGGTCCGGGGGTCGATTCCTCCATCGGCGTTCTCGCTCCCCTCGCTACGGAGGCCAGCGCGACGGCGGCGCAGCAGCAGGCGCTCGCCCGGTCGCCGTGGTTGGCGCGGGCCGACGACGGGTCCACCGACCTCGTCCCGGCGTGCGCGATCTCGCCCGTCGGGAGGTAGACGATGTTCCGGCACTCCTCCACCGCCTTGCGGCTGCGGATCACCATGCGGCCCTCCGACCACATCCGGCGGAAGTTGCCCCACTGGCGCACCTTCTCGTTGCCGTTCACGAACACCCCGACGAACTCGGTCATGCGGGTGTTGCGCTGGTCCTCGCGCCTCCGGATGTAGTAGCGCCGGTACTCCACGTCCTTGCAGGCGGAGTGGAACGTCAGGCCCGGACCCATGTTCTCGAAGACCAGCGTCGCCTCGCCGGAGCGGCCCCCGAACCAGCGGCCGATGGCGCACGCGATCGGGGCCAGCTTGTCGGGGCGGATGTGGGGGCTGGCCCATTCGAGCAACTGCTCGCCGGTCGACTCGTCGAACACCGAGATGGTCGAGTTGGACGAGCCGGTACCCGACGAGACGTCGCAGGCGACGATGTAGTCGCGGTCGCGCGGAAACTCTCCCGTCGCGTCCGGGACGATCCACATCTCGGCCAGCCCGATCGCGGTGTCGTCCCACCCGCAGAACCGGCCCAGCTCGTCGTGGCGGACGTCGCCGACGCGGAACGGGATGCGGCAGTGCTGCGCCGCCATGTTCAGCTCCTCGGCCGGGAAGAACGAGTTGGACGCGGCGGCCCGGTCCATGTCGATCTCGCAGGCGATCTCCTGCTGGGTCGCGCAACGCTTGCACTCGGCGTCGTACCACGGGGACCGGACCTTGCCGGCGGCGTCGCGGTAGAGCCCGACCGACTTGACCGGGTGGTCGGTCCAGTGCATACGGATCTGCCGGCGGTCGAGGTCGTCGAGGAGCGTGTCGAAGGCGCCGCGCTGGCGGCTGATCGTCGAGTTGAAGATCCGGCACGGGGAGACGTCGCGGGTGGACGCGAGGGCGTCGTACCCGTCCTGCACCTCGAACGCCGCAAACTCGTCGATCATCATGGCCGTGCGGCGGTCTCCGCGGCCGAGGTTGCCGGTCGTCGACTCGCCGTTGATGACCGAGCCGTTCTCCTCGTTCTTGAGGACCATGAACGTCCGGCCGATGCCCTTTCCGCGCTTCGGCAGGAGGAACGTGGGAAGACGCTCCAGCGCGAAATCGAGCTTCTGGAACAGCGCCTTCGGGTTGCCGTTGAGGTCGACGTAGTCCTTGACGCGGCTCGCGCAGAGGAAGTTCTGGTCCTCGCGGAAGAGCCACATCCACAGGAAGACCATCAGGATGAGCCACGACGCGCCCATGTCGCGCGACTTCGAGACCACGACGTCCTGACCGGTCTCGATGCACTCGATGATCGTGGCTGCGTCCCGCTCCTGGAACGGGTAGAGCACGAACGGGACGGCGGACGGCCGCTTGCGGTCCTTCGCGGATCGCGGGTCAAGCGTCCACAGGAACGTGTTGGCGAAGAACGTGAAGGACCGTGCGCACATCTCGCGCAGTTCCTCGCCGCTTTTCTCGGACTCGTGCCCGATGGCGACGATCCCCATCCGGAAGCGGAGGTTGGCGATGTATTCGTGAGGGCAGCAATTCCCGATTTGTTCTGGCGTCACGTCGGATCGATGGTACACTCACGACGGTCATTCAGGGTACTTCTCCGCGCATCGGCCGTCCGGAACCTCATCCGGGCGGCCTTTTTCATTGGCTGGCCTGACCGCCTGCCAGTTTTGGCTCAGTAAGAGCATCGTCGTCCCCATCTCTTGCCGGGGAAGGAACGACGTAGCTCATCAGGACGGGGGCAGGACGCGCCTGCCAAACCTTTGTTGACGCCCGGCGTCATCTACCAACCGGGTTCTTAGCAGCACCCAGTCTGACGGGCCGTCATTCACCAAGCCCGTTGGACTCGGTGTCGTTTGATCATACACCGCTTTTCCGGAAGAAGTTCAGCACTGACCGTTCTTCCACTCGGCGTACTCGACTGCCAGTTCTTCGGCTCGCGGTCCGGTGAACTCGGCGCAGTAAATTTCCCCCTCGCCTTCGTCATCGACGGCGCTGGCAACCCACCAGCTTCCGCCGACAGACTTCTCGTGCTCGTGAACTTCGTAGTGGAGGCGCCGGCTGTTTCGCGTTTTCATGGCCGTTGTCATACGCGCCATGTTAGAGACTTTCCATTTTGCGGAAAGTTTCTTGGTTTCGGGTTGACGCCTGAATTGCGGGCGGTAAATTGCCGTGACCGAAGCGGGCTTGTGATCCGCTCGGACGGAAAGGCTGTGGGATTCACTCCCCCTGAAAAGCGGCTGGGTCGAGCGCATGGCGGTCCTTTCGAGGACTTTCAACCGCCTTGGCTCCCCAGCCCGCAGCCGATTGAAAGGACCTCGATTGGCTCGACCGCGATCCAAACTCAGCAAACGGACCAGATTCGCCGTTTTCAACAGGGATGGGTTCAGGTGTCGGTATTGCGGGAAAAGCTCCCAAGACGTGATGTTGGTCATAGACCACATCGTCCCGGTCGCGTCGGGAGGCTCTGACGATCAGGAGAACCTGGCCACCGCGTGCGAGGAATGCAACTTCGGAAAGAGCGATCGCCCAATCCTCGGTCCTCCACCGACGCCATCCCAGCTGGCCGAAGCGCAGGCGATCAAAGAGGAACGCTTCGACATGCAAGGGCATGCGGCGAGCGTCTCGGCGCTCATCGAAGAACGAGAGGAGTTCCGGAGGCTCGTCGAGACTCTCTATGAGACGGAGGTTGGACACCCGGTCTCGAAGCCGTCGACGCTCAATCTCTTGGTGAATCTACACCACGAGTTCGGTGATGAACTGGCGACCATGCTTTCCATCGTCGCCTCGAAAGACCTGTGCACGGAGAACGACCGCATCAGGTATCTCTGCGGAGTCGCGAGGAACAAGAGGGGGTCCGACGAATGCTGAAGTCGGCATACACCTCCCCGAAGATCCATGCGCTCGCAAGGAGGCTCAAGATCCCGTTTCCGCATGCGCTTGGCATCTGCGGGCTGTTGTGGAACTTCACGTGCGACCATGCCCCAGACGGGAACGTGGGAAAGCATGGCGCGCTTGGAATCGCAACCGCAACACATTGGGACGGAGATGAAAACGCCCTTCTAGAAGCCCTTGTGTCAGTGAGACTTATAGACATTCGTGATGACGGATCTCTGGAGATCCACCAATGGGACGAACATTGCCCGCAGTGGGTGAAGAACAAGGCGCTGAAGGTGGGTCGGACCCAGGTCGGACCCCGGTCGGACCCCGGTCGGACCGGGGTGGAGCCTGGGGTCGGACCCGGGTCACTCACTCACTCTTCACTCACTGTGGTATTACCTTCTGAGTCATCGCTCACCGAGTCGATTGCGGCAGACCATGACGAGACTGACGCTTCGCTCTCGGATGACAAGGCGAGACTGACGGAAGACCAGATCGCCGCCATTGCCAACTCCCCGCGCAAGGCAACCTGGCTCAAGGCCGTCAACAAACACTGTTCGCAGGAGTCGCGCAACGCGCTCTACCGGATCATCTTCGGATGGCCCGATGGCGACTCCGTGTGGATCGCGTACGAGAAGGCGCGGGACGGTTCAAAGACGGCAAAGCGAATCGGCGCATACTGGGCGGCATGTGTCAGAAACGCAGACAAAGAAATGAGGTCACGCCGATGATCGAGTTCCACACCGGCAGGCTGTCGGTCGCGATCGCGCAGCTCTGCGCCGTCGGTGGCCGCGTGTACATCGACTACGACGCGCGCGAGTGCGCCGTGTCGCGGCACGGGTTCATGCGTGTCGCGAAGTTCAACGACGGGAACGACATCGCGGACGCGGTGATCGACTTCCGCGACCAGGCGATCGGGCTGCGCGAGGTGAAGGCATGAAGGCACGCAAGCGAAAGGAGACTGGCGATGGCAGCGGAGTTCGTACCGGAAAGCGAGATGCTCCCACTGACGGCGGTGGACAGGCTCGTCATATCGAGAAACTACCTGCGAGTGGCGATGGAGGTCATGTCGGGGGCATCGGAGTTGGAGTCGTATCCACCGTCGTCGGCGCTGTGGAACGCGGTCAACGCAATGTCGAAGTCAATGTCAATGATCGAGAAGGCCATCAAGGAGGGGTCGACGGACCAATCGAGGTCTCTGCTGACTTCCACCTCTGCGAAACCCCGCAGGGCGAGCGCGTCGCGTACCGGCGGGACGCGGTCGTCGCGTTCCGGAAAGGACCCTATCCGGGGCAAGTCGTCGTCGCGGTCGGAGGGACGACGATCACGGTCAGTCAAGCCCCGCGCATCCTCGGGTCGCGCGAGCAGGCGGAAAGGTGGGTGATGAGATGACGCTCAGACACTTAACAGGCAAGTACCACCACAACGAATTCGAGGCGACGCTGGCGTCGCTGAGACCAGCTGGAAGGCCACCCATGAGCAACGACGACTGGAGACCGATCGAGACCGCACCGGAAGACCAACGCGCGATCCTGTGCTTCAACCCGGTGATGGGCGTGTTCATCGCGCGGAAGTGGGACGAGCACGACTACACCTGCATCGACTGGAACGGCGTGAGCGGCAAGTGGTATTCGAGGCCGACCCACTGGATGCCGCTGCCCGAGCCGCCGGAGGAGGCACCGAGATGAGCGATGCCATACCGAGCTACGACGCCAGGCGAGGGCGTTCGGGACACACCTGCACGGTCGCGATCTACCTGTCGCTCTGCGCCACGTTCGGCGTGGAGCCGAAGGAGGCGCCGTCCGGTGCCGTTACCGCACGAATCTGGGAGGGCCACTCCGTCGAGTGGCTCGACGCGGAAGGGAGGGCGGTGCGATGAAGACGCCGCTGATGACCAACCTGCGCCGCCGCTCCGGCTGGCTCCACGTCCCCTGCGTCAACATGCTCTCGACCGACTCGAAGCCGTCGAGGTACGTCATGATCGACGACGGAGACCGCATGGACGTGAAGATCCTCGCCGGCGACGCCGAGGCGATCGCCCGAGCGATGGGAGCCATGACCATGCTCCGCGAGCGGCTCCCGAAGGCGATCGTCGGCTGGTACGGCTGGCCCTACCCGATCTCGCCTAGCGAGGTCGCCAACCACGCCGCGCGGCTCAGACCCTTCATGGACCTCGCCGACATCGCGTTCCCGTGCTGCTACGCGACCGGAGACGGCGACTCCGAGGACCGCGCGGAGGCGTCGCGCGACTGCCTCGCGTCCGTCTGGGACGGGAAGCGACCGATCGTCGCCGTCGTCTCCGACTCGTTCGTGTGGCCCGCGATGGTCGACGGGACGCTCAGAACGATGTGCAACGAGTCCGAGATGGAGGAGCAGTGCCGCGCGGCCCGCGTCCTCGACGCAGACTCGATCTACGTGTGGTCCGGGCTGCCGTACCGCGTGTGGCTGATGGACATCTGGCGCAAGTTCCCGGAGACGTGCAACGACCAGCACGAGCACCGCGAGATCTTCGATGCCGTTCGGCGCGGTCGCGACGAGCTGCTGAACCTGTACGGGTTCACCGGACCGGACCTCGAGTCCGCGCGTCGCGTCGACGCCGCCGCAAGCCGCCACGAGGCGGACGTCCTCGGGAAGTTCAAGGCCATCTGGCAGGGAGTGAAGCGATGAGATCCAGCTACAAGCCGCGCCGCATCACGCTGCGTGGAAGGACCGTCGGGAGCTGCATCAGGATCGGAGGGTTGCGCCGCGTTGAGTACGACGAGGACGCGGCACGGATCGCGCCGCCGGCGAACCGCGAGAGGCTCGAGGAATGGAAGGCTCGGGCTGACGCATGGGCGAAGGAGGTGAAGCCGTGACATCGACCAAGACCATCATCGAGCAGGCGGACGAGATCGTGGGGATCAACGTCGAGGCGATCGGCCTCGCGCCCGAGCACAAGGCGATGCTGCGGCGCGGGGCGTACTTCGATTGGCTAATGAAAAACGTCGACGCTGACGAGACAATGGTTTGCGGGACAATCAACCACACCGCAGGCTGGATAGTCCGCCTCCACGCTGAGTCCAAGCCGAAGGGCGATGGGTTGCCGGATCTGATCGTCCACGGTCCGAACATGGCATGGCACGAACACGTCGTCGTCAGGAAGACCGCCGGCGGAAAGCTGACCGCAATGACGCTCGACGAGCAGGTGGCGACCGTCCAATACATCAACCGGTGTCTCACCGCTCCGGTCCGACGCCTCCTCTCGGCGTTCGACGTCACCGATGAGAGCGATCGCGGGCCAGGCGCGTTCGCGCTTCTCCAGAAGACCGACGGATCGCCCAGCCTCGCCGCCACCGACAAGTGGATTGACGAGGAGACGATCTGTTGCCTATCGCCGAGGGCCTCGCGATGAGAAACGACGTCCGAACGTGGGTTGCCGTCTGCTTCGCTGCCGTCGTCACATCGTTCGCCGCGTGCGTCGCGGTCGTGGTCTGGAGGCTCAGATGACCAGACTGACCAAAAGCGACCTGCCCGTGTACGACCCCGACCAGGCGCCTGGCTTCTGGTGCACCGTCGCCGTCTACGCCATGCTGTGCAGGAGGCTCGGAGGAGAGCCCGAGACGCCGCCCGACGGCGCGACCGGCTGCATGTTCGAGCCGGGGAAGCCGATCGTGTGGTTCGGCAGGGACGGGAGGACGATCAGATGACCCGCAACGACATCTACGAGGCCGTCTCGCGCGAGCGGGACCGGCAGGACCGCATCCACGGGCCGGCGCTCGAAGTCCGAGACATACCCCGCATACTCGGCGAGGAGTTCGGAGAGGTCTGCGCCGCAATCAACGACCGGGAGCACCGCGACCGCGTCCGCGAGGAGCTGATCCAGTGCGCCGCCGTCTGCCTGAAGGCCATTGAGAACATTGACCGGGCTCCCGTCGCGCGGAAATACGTCGACTTCTCGACCGGAACGCTCGTGAAGGGGGGCGACGAATGAGGAAGTGGACACCAAACAAGTCGCTCGCGCGGCGGAGACGCAGGCGCATCGACCGTCTCGTCGCGCTCATGCGATACAGGCACGAGCGAAGGTGCGAGATCCTCCTCGAAATCCTCCTCGCAGACATCGAACGCGCGTTCGGGAAAGGCGAACCGTCCGCATGATCCTCGTCACCACCCACGCCGCGCTCGCATCCCTCGAGCACGTCGCCGGCATCCGCGCCTCGCGCATCGCCGACGCCGTCCACAACACCGAACGCCACCTCCTCATCGGACGCGCAGCCAACATCCTCCGATCCGCCGTCAACGTCGACACGCCATCACGCGCCGACGTCGCGGCCATCCTCCGAATCCCCTCCGAATCCACCGTCGCCACCGCGGAGAAGTCCTTCCTCCGCGCGTTCCCCAACATCGCACGCGACGACACCGCCGCGACCATCGCGCACGCCGGCGTCCAGCACCCCGACTCCGTCCCCGACATCCTCGTCGAACCGCAGCACGCCATAGGCGCCGTCCTCCACGTCGTCTCCATACCCGCATCAAGGCTCGAACACCTCCTCTCCGCCAAGTCCAAACGCGCCGACCTCGTCCGACGACACATCGTCGTCGCCCTCTCCGCGCTCTCCGGACTCTCGCCCGCCGAGATCGCCACCAGGGTCGGAACCTCCACCTTCAACGTCCGATACGCGCTCCGAAAGGCCGACGCGGCGCCCGAACTCACCCACGCCGTCCTCGCGCTCGTCGCAAAACGCGCCGCGGAGGCCATGTGAACGCAACCGTCCTCCAAGGCGACTGCCTCGAAGTGCTCCGCGCGCTGCCCGATTGCAGCGTCGATGCCGTCGTCACCGACCCGCCGTACGGGCTGTCGTTCATGGGCCGCAAGTGGGACTACGACGTGCCAGGCGTCGAGGTGTGGGCCGAGTGCCTTCGCGTACTCAAGCCGGGCGGGCACCTGCTGGCGTTCGCGGGGACGCGGACACAGCATCGGATGTGCTGCCGGATCGAGGACGCCGGGTTTGAGATCCGCGACATGATCGCTTGGGTCTACGGGAGCGGGTTTCCGAAGTCGCTGGATGTGTCGAAGGCGATCGACGCTTCGGTGGGTGCGGAGCGGAAGGTTGTTGGAAGTAGCAAAAACGGCATTGCAGGCGGCAGTGGAAAGCACGCAGGGCAGGCTGACGCCTACGGGTTTTCCGCCGAATACGACATTACCTACCCATCCACCGAAGCCGCGAAGCAATGGCACGGCTGGGGCACCGCCCTCAAGCCAGCCCTCGAACCGATCACCGTCGCCCGCAAGCCGCTGTGCGGCACCGTCGCGGCGAACGTGCTGGAGTGGGGCACGGGGGCGATGAACATCGACGGTGCGAGAGTACCAACCGACCCCTCGATTGACGACCCACGACTAGGTGGAGCCGGAACGTGGGGAACCACCAAGATGGCAAAGAACGTCTATGAAGGCGGGTATGCGGGTGAGGTTGTCGGTTCATCGCCGCTTGGCCGCTGGCCCGCGAACATGATCCACGACGGGAGCGAGGAAGTGTTGGCGTGCTTCCCGGAATCGAACGGCAGCGGTAACGCAAGGACGCTCAACAGAGGAAAGCGGTCGGATGATGGATGGGGAATGGCAGATCAATCAGGATCGCTTCGCGACGCCGGATCAGGTTCCGCCGCACGCTTCTTCTACTGCCCCAAGGCGAGCAAGGCTGATCGGGATGAGGGGTGCGGGGATCTAGAGATGAAGCGAACAGCGAAACTCGGCGGGGCGGACAACGACCGCGAGTCTCTGGACCCCGTGTCTGAGCGATTCCGCACTCAACCAAGCCGAAACAACCACCCCACCGTCAAGCCCACCGACCTCATGCGGTACCTCTGCCGACTCGTCACGCCGCCCGGTGGCGTCGTGCTTGATCCATTCACCGGCTCCGGCTCCACCGGGAAGGCCGCCGCACTCGAAGGCTTCCGGTTCATCGGCATCGAACGAGAGGCCAAGTACGTCGCGATGGCGCAGGCTCGCATCGCGGCCGTTCAGCCGCCGCTGTTCACCTGACCGCACAACTCCAGACACCGCTCCACCATCCCCTCGATCCGCACACGCCGCACCCGATCCAACTTCTCCTGCTCCTCCTCCTCACGACGCACGAACACCTTCGCGTACACCTGCGTCAAAAACACCTCCTCGGCCTTCGGCGACTTCCGCGCACTCAACCACAGACTCCTCGCACTCGCGCTCGGAAACAGCCGCGGCTCGAACTCGTCGTGCAGATGCTCCATCACCCACCGAATGTCGCCAGCATCATCGTCACGTTGACGAAACCCGGAATCGGGGGGAATTGCGGGGCTATGCGTTTTTTT